GGCTTGCCGTGTGCGCGAATAAACTCCCAGCCCTTTGCATCATACTTTGGCGCAGAAGGAAATGGTGGTGCATCTTTAGGCTTGACTGGGCGATCAAATTTATAGCTGGATCGCCACATCTTTGCGCGGCCAATCTCGCGAGGAGACATTGTGTGACCAACTGATACTACATGAGCGTCAGCCTCAGGCCATGCGAGTTGGAGTGCGCGGTTTAGCGTGCCTGAGCTTCCCACTGTCCAGAACTCTTTGGGAGTCGGCAGCGTGCGGGCAATCTTGATAAAGCTGGCTGTTACGGTTGGGTGCTCCAACCCAAGAGGAAGCACGGCGCGGGTCTCTGGGCTCTCAGCCGCATACTCACGCGCGCGAGCCTGTGTGACATTCAACATGCCACTTGGTACCCAATGATAACGGGTTCCGCACTCAATACCTTTGTGCTGTTCAACCGTTAGCTTGTCGGCTGCACGCTGGGCCATAAACATGACAGTATCTTTGTTATAGCGACCAGTCACGCTTGGCATGCTGATTTGAGCGTATCCGTGGGCAGGACAGCTACCAAATACCCATTCCTTGATGTTTGCATACTCGGGCGCATGACCAACAAGATAGTCTAGCGCGCGAACCTTTGAGCCTACGCCCAGAAGATCATCTCGAATGACGGTGAACCCTTCATGCTCAGACAGAACTGGCGCAGGGTTAGGATCAACCCAGTCACCAATAAGGGCTAGGTAGTCTTCGGCAGTGTTCATAATGTAGTATCCGTTTGTTACTCTGACTTTTGGTCAGGCTTGTAGTATTCCTGGGTCTCTTTCAGCAGACGCATAAGAACGATGATGCGCCCTTGAACTTGCTCCTGATTGTCCTCGTGCTTGGCATAATTTTCATCATCCAAGGCGTAAAGAACAGGCTCTTTTCCGTCGAACTCAAGCTGGCTCAGGACCTTATCTACATTATCGCGTGTAACTACGATCCAGTCAACATCATTTAGGGATAGCGCAGGAAGGGTTGGTACCTGTAGTTCCGGCTTGGTCACTGGAACTCTGCTTATGTCTGCGCAGCCTGCGCCTGAGATTGACGCTAGCCCAACAAAGCTGGCAAGTATAAGGGTCTTGATTAGTCTCATTGTGTAGCTCCTACCAGCTTAGGGCAGACCGTATTAGCCGCGTCGGCTTCCGTGACTGGCGACCCTGATGCAATCTCAAGGCAGCGTGATCTTAGCTTCTGGTTCTCGTTGAGGATTTCCTGCGCCCTTGCCGCGTCACTCTTGGCAGTCTTTGCGATTTCCTGGGCGTCGATACGACGGCGGTTGTAGTCGCGGCTGGCTGCAACCTCGTTTATAGAGTCGATGACTCCGTTGAGCGCAGTTTGCACATCGACATTGGCCTGTTCCAAAACCTCGTTGGCGGCCGTCAGGGAGGCCTTGTCGATTTCCAACTGGACGATCTGGGCCTGTGTGTGCGTGTAGTAAAAGTAGCCCGCTGTGGCTCCACCGAGGAACAGCGTCGTGATTATGATTAGTGCCCAGGTCTTGATAGGTCCAAAAACGTCCATACTCTAGTCTCCTTTATAGCCCCATCGACCCTAGGCCTGTTGGTGTTCTCTGACGAGTTATGAAGCCAACCCAGGCTTCAATGGTGCCGTCTTCCAGTCTGATCGGGAAAATCTTTGTGGTGACGGGCACGTTGTTATCATTGTGGAAAATGAGCCCGTGCTGAAACAGCGATTCGCGCTGGGTTCTAAGGAACTCGGTCCACTCGGCTGTTACAATAGATCGCTCGGCCTGTGGCACTGCATTGATCCAGTTCCATCCAAGCAATTCGTCTGGGCGCTTGCCCGTCCACTCGGTGAACGTCTTGCTGACAAACACCATCTCACCCTTAAGATTTAGCTCGAAAACTGCAACCTCGGTGTTGGAGTTGAAGACGATACGTGAGCGAACGCGCAGCGACTGGACGTTGTTCTCAATACGCGCGATGGCGTCTCTCATACTTGATCCGCTGTTTGGGCGAACTTCTGCCAGAATCGATTCTGTCTTTTCGGCTAGTGCTGGGAGTGAGAAAATGGCGTCGAGATAGGGATACAGCTTGGTTACCAGAAACGGTCGGACCCACTGGCGCCAGAATAGAAAGATACCACCTAAGGAACCTGCGACGATGGATATATTCTGGACGTATTGCCAAAATTCAGGGGACCAAAAGAAATCCATAGCTCTACCTAGAAATCAAAAACGAGTGAATTACAAGCATCATACTTATCCTTCACTGGTAGTTTCTATAGTAGCTCATCGCGCCAGTTTTGGCGTTCTTGATGATGATGCGCTTTCCTGGATTCTTAAGCCCATACTCTCTGATCGGCTCGCAATTTGGGTCTTCTCCGAGGTGTTTAACGTATCGATCTGATCTAACTTTTCCGTGAACAGATTTGCAAAAGGTTTCGTCGGAAACCTCGAATACGGCGTGCCCGGCAAACGAACCGATCTCTTCATTTAGACGCTTTGCTGGCATATCAATAGATGACGTGTCCATTTCGGAACGAATGAACAGCCCCTTGGCCTTGTCTAAAATACCACCTAGGCGCTGAAACATGTTGACGCTAATTTTCAGAGAACCGTCAATATCACCAGCCTTGATCTTGCTGGTTGCCAGCTGCGCCTGTGCGCGCAGGTCATCAAGCAATTCTGCAAAGGCTCGTTCGGTTGCAGTGAATGAGCGTTCTGATAGGGTCTTCCCGTTCAACAGCCCGTCTTCCAATACTGTCAGCAGATTGATTGCATGTTGCGAACGACCGGTTCTAAGGGCCTCTGAGACGGTCTCAAGCCGCGACATATATGTTTGAATCAGGGGAATTGTATCGGTTGTCATCTGGCCTTATCCTTCGCGTGCCAGGATTCTGAGTGAATTGGCAACATTCATGTCAACAGGTATGTCACTTGTATTGATATCAATCGGCACACCTTTTATAACCTTCGGGCAGCGCCCTAGGAACAAGAGGAACGTCTTTAGGGCGCTCCAGTGTTCCTTATCAACATGACAAAACAGAATGCGAACTGCAGCATCGTCCTTAAACACATTACACATTAAGACTAATGCATTTAGGATAAGCCGCTCTTTGAGAGTGCCATGTTTCTTGTATTTCTGCAAGAATCGAGACACTATCTTGTAGTTATTGTAGTCTGATGTGAACTCTTGAATATCTATACATGACGGATTATCATACATTCGCATGGCGTATTGAACGGCCACATCTTGAGTAAGCACTGAGAACTCCAAATCATCCGTCATAACAAAAAAGGCTTTACTGAGGTGTGCGCTTGAACGTAGGTCCGGCCGGAAGGGCCCAGGATGAAAACTCTTCCCCGGCTCCTGCATCATGACCAATTGGGTGTTCGATGAATTTGATCGCTACATCGTAACGCTGTTTTGCTCTGAAATCATTCTGAGTACCGGACGACAGCTTTTCAAACATTATGCTGACGGTTACATTGCTGATAATCTCATTAGTGGACTTGGTGAACAGGCTGTATTCCCGACTGTCAACACCGTCACCTGCCATTGGATACTCCAACTCGCTAAGATTGAGTGTATAGCCGTGGTCGTTGAGATGGGCTTCAATCTGCCCAAAGATATCGGAGATTGAACCCATGAAGGTGTTAGATAGCTTTAGGGCTACGGCGTCATAGTGTGACTTGATACCTGCCGGCATGATGTTAGTCATCATGGCACCTAGAGCTTCGCTGAGTTGAATGAATGACTTGATTGACATAGTTCTTTCCTTGTTGAACCATCCTGTTCGGAGGTATTTATCTTATGATGCCTAAGGTCTTAAGCTCGGCAATAGTCTTGGCTGCGGAGGTATGCAGAATACCTATGCCACCGGAGGCGCGCCATTGTTCAATATTGCGCGCATAATCATCGATCAAGACGTTTCTATGCCCATTGATTCTCGCATAGTGTTTTTTGTCTTCGGCTGCGACACAGATCACGCGGTTTGGTGGAAGCCCTAGGTGACGCTGGGCCCATAGCTTTTTTTCAGCCGCACAGGTAGGCATTGCCTTCGCCGGGGCGCTCAGAATGAATGGAGTGAGAGGTTTGATGGCGGCCCATAGCTTATCAGCATCAGGCATCTTGTCGAGATTCAACCAGAATTTCTCCTTGGTTGAAATGATGTTCCACTTACCTTCATTGTCTAGTTGACGGGCGTTGGCGGCCTCTTTGTCATTGAATTTGAAGCCAAGGACCTTCTCGGACCCACCAATAAAGTCAACAAGAACGCCGTCCATATCACAGAAGACCTGACTGTATTGGTTCACTGATGGATTAGACGCTTCATGTAGGGAAATGCTGAAACTGGCTGGGTGTGCTGCGATTGCTTTCAGACACACCAACATAGGCGCGTGCATAGTCCAGCAGTGCAAAGGCATATTACAAATATAGTTAGCTGCCCAGCGATGATGTCCGTCTAGGACATAACCGTCACTAGAAACAAGAATGGGGCGCGGCTCATGGGTTCCGTTGAGCAGCCCGGCAACACCACCTTCGATTTTCTTTAGGGAGAACTCACCCTGACTTGGCTTGAGGCTTCGAGGATCAACTATATCACGCTCGAATGCAATACCGTGTTCGGATGCAATGTCTGTAAGGGCCTGCTCCAAATCCGCCTGTGTGATCTGAGGCATACTTGAGCGGTCTTGAATCTGTGAGGACGCCTGCGCCATAGCCTGAATGTCTTCCCAGGCTTGCATCTGAATCATGTCGAGCATTTGCTACTTAAGCTCCATTCCCTTTTTAATGTCCTTGAAATAGGCGTCGATGACTGCCTTATTTGTGGTTGGAACACCCTTTGAGAAAGTAGTCTTGTCGTCCTTTGCTACCAATTCTCTGAGCTTACTTGCGCTCATACCCTCAACACCCGTTGCGTTTGGATTTCTGGCACCGGCAGACACAATCTCGAAATGATCGAAACCATATAGCTTGTTATCGCCTTTACCAACTCCAGACACACCTTTTGCCTTGAACTCATCAACGCGATCTTGCCCAACCACAAGATACACTCTATTATAGCCTTTTTTCTGGAGATACTCAAACAGTTTCCCCATGTTGCTGACTGATCTATCCTTGAGAATGGGCACTGAAGGAAAGAACTTTTCAAAGTAGTGGACCTTCTGATCCCATGTCAGAGGGTTTTTCTTGGCGTCTCTTGACTGCGATAGTGCGACCAGCGGCGTGGCGCCTAGGTTCTTTGCCTTATCAGACAAAACTTGGACCAACTTAGCGTGCCCAATGGTGATCGGATTCATTCGACCGAATGTCACGACTACTGACTTTCCTTTAGGTGCAGTAGCCTCTGCTAGAAATACGGCGAATGGTTTGATGGTGTTCATTTTAGGGCATAGGCCTTTTGGAATGGGGTTGGCTCATCTGTATTTACAAGTTTCTCAATATTCAAGACACCGTTGTATGGCAGCTTGTTATTGTAGTATCGGCTCTTGACCGTATTAGCCTTGAGGCCCTTAGTCTCGCACCATAAAATCAAGTTTTCTACTATCTCAGTGCCTTTTTCTGTTGTTATGCGCCAAGTGGCCATATTCGGGCTAATTCGAGTGCCCTTCCAAAATGAGTGTAGTCCTGTTGATCGGCCTTTCAAAGGAGAAGCGCGGCCGCGAAGGGTAGCAGCCTGTTTTTCGGTGTGTTCCTTTGATCTAGGCACAGACTTAGGCTTACGCAATTTTGCCTTAGTTTCTTCCGTATGATTCCACTTTCGACCTTTTTGACTAGGCGGAACATTACCTCCGATATGAGAATTATAATCGCCTAGCACCGCGATGTAGTCCTTTTCTTTTTGCAGACAATCTTCAATACTATCCGCCTGATATACAATTTCAGCTACAAATGAATCTTTGCCGTATTTCTTAACTGCGTTTGCGAACTTAGTATTGATTGACCTGTATGTGCTAGGCGCAAAATGTTCATAAAGTCTAAGAGAAAGATCGTCTCTAACTGAATAACCGATATAGCTCTTGTTATTGATGATGTTTGTAATCTTGTAAACAATAGGCATGATGTGTCTCCATCTATTCATACCTATTTAGCAATTTTACTGTAGCCAAGACTATTTAACCCAACTTTTTGCGAGGTTGAAATTCAGGTTCGAAAAAACGGCTCTGTTAACCAGCTTGACTGCTCCGCCTAGATGATCGACTGCGACGAAGCCTTCATCGCCCGTGGCAACATAGCCTTTGTCTGTCAAGACGAATTTACTAACAACGGTCTTTGCGCGCTCTAGCACGCCCACCACGATTCCCTTTGCTTCATTCATAAGGGCCTGTATCTTGAACATTGTCAGGAACTGGTCTTCAAACTTAGCCATGAACGCATTCATACTTTCAAGCTCTGTATTCAAGCGTAGGGATTTCTTTGCTTTGGCGTCTGCAAGTTCCTTCTGATACTTTGCTTGCACAAAAGATCGCAGGCTTTTCGTCATAGCTGCAGGACCTATGCGTGCAAGGTCTCCGCCAGATCGAATGATTGAATTGTTATGAGTCATAACAAGTATGCGTATCAGGTCGTTCTGAGACAGGCTTTTGAGGAACTTGGAATCCAATTTCTGGAACAGTTTACCGATCTCCGTGAGCTGGGCCCGAACTTTTGATGTTTCCTTAGCCGTCATGGTAGCCGTGCCAGAAACGTCACGGTATGTTGCGTCCGAGAACCACACTTTCGGCGTCTTGCGCAGACTGCCAAGATCGATTTTGAAGGATGCGCTAAGGTCACCCAGAGACGTTCCCGTGTAGACGGTGTGGAATACGATGCCAATCTCTGCAGCCTGCATAGAGCGGGCTAGGTCGCTATCTAGCGGCACTGCATAGGTGATGGTGTTGCGTTTGAACGTGAGATACTTGACACCTTCGATGGTGTTGACCTCGGTCTGCCCCTTGATAAACATCAGGTCGCCCTGTAGGATTCCTGTGATTCCTAGTGTGCTTAGATGCTTCAAAGCTACCTTTAGGATAGCAGCAAGCTCGCCTGAGTGATGGCGATCAATGTCGGCGTTTGTGTAGTTGACCTTTGGCGTCTTGGCGAAGACGCCCTTGGTGGCCACAAAGAACTTTCCGTTCTCTGGATTGATTCCTGTAATGATAGCAGGCGAGCCGTCAAACTTGGTAGTCACATTGACGGGCGCGGCAGCATGACCTGACAGGTAGTCGGTGACATTCTTGAGATAGAGAATGCTTGCGCGCAGGCCTTCAACGCCACCATGATACATGAGTTCGTCAACGTGCTCCATATGACGATTTATGGTACCCTCAGTTATGAGACCGGGTGATGCGTATGACTGGAACTGAGATAGCGATATGATAGACATTGACAGGCCGTTCTGGTTACGCAGTATTTATTGACCTAGAGCGAGGCGGGTTGCGTCCTCTGGTTTTAGCGGCCATTGACATTTTCCGCTTGGTCTCTGGAGAAAGGTTGCGCATTCTGTTCGTATGGGCTGCACGCATCTCCTCGGTCCATACGGTAGGCTTCCGGCGCTTGGTTTCCGCTATCTTGTCTTTGACCCATTGCGGTCTGGCACGGCCAGTATAATGACGTTTGAGGTCTTCCTTTAGCTTGGCACGATCAATATGATCGAACCCGCCATGGCCGCCTAACTTTACGTTGTAACTTTCCGGGGCTGCTAGCCAGGCCTCATTCACCATTCGATTCTCAACATCGTAGGCGTCCGGCCCATTATCAAGCACTGCTAACACCTCTTTGATGAATTGCTTGCGGCCGTGTTTGGTGATCGCCTGACGTAAAATCTTACCGGACCCAAGATAGTCATCCCAGGGATCGGTAGTTTTATGAACACCAATATAAGCCTTGCCGTTGACAAGATTGGTGGTGCGATATACGGTGTAATAGACCTCTTGGTCTTGTTGGCCATAAATATCCATGGCTGTGTTCCTCTCGAAAAGTGCAACATAGAATCGGCGGAGTTGGTCCTCGCGGCCGATACCATATTTAGAGAAATCATAAATGGCGCAATTATCACCCGCAGAGCTTAGAAAATACGACTGGCGTGCCGGCGTATTTGTTGAGAAGCTAAAGAAAGGCACCCCTTTTGAGTTATCCGGTGGAAAGATGGAGGTTCTAAGCCCTATTGGAACCATGAAAGAGGCGGTGCGTATTCTTGAGAAGGGTAGTAACGGAGAATTGGCCGGCCTAAAGTTCACCGGGCAAAGCAAGGGCGGCGTCTATGCGCTCAAGGATATCGTAAAGAACAAGGAATTTGGTGGTAAGGGTGAGGGCTCCGGCACCATAAAGGAAGATCGGGCTCTAGGTTCTCTTAAGAACCAGCTTGAGGCCGCCAAGAAGAAAGAAAAGTCAGCAACCATTCCTGTCAGGATGGGTGGCAAAACTTATCAAGTCTATGACGTGAAGTCAACTCATGGCACTCCAAAGTCTGACTTTCATTTCGAGGATGTTGACGGCAAAGAAATTTTGTGGATGTCGCATAAGGACGGAAAGACGGAGCGCGATTTCCAGCAATGGTCGGGAACTAGCTCGTCAAAGGAGCAAGAAATTTTCTCTCATCGTGAGACGCAGCAATTCATCAAAGACATGAAAGCCTTGTATCCTAAAGGTATGCCAAACGCCACAACCGTAGCTAGAAAAATAAAGGACCCTAGGTTAAAGAGTTTGGCTATCTACGGCAATCAATTAGGAAAGCAGTTTGGACAGCAGAACGTAAACATATGTTTGCAGGGCGATGTTATACTGAAAAAAGAGGGTAAGTTCTATACCGTAACGGCATATCATTCCCATCTCAATGGAGAACAGATGAGAGGCGGCTATGAGCCTGCCTTTATGCTTGTGTATAAGGGTGATAGATCGGACCATGACATAAGAGGTGGCCGTTTGACGATATCACCAATTGGCTGCCGAAAAGTGACCTTCATGGGCTAAATAGAACGCTAGTCGCGGGCGGCCACCCCACTAGCCCTACATTACCCTTACGGAGCTTTGCAGCTATGTCTATTTATTTCACCGTCTACCGCACCACTAATCTTATCAACGGGAATGCCTATATCGGCGTTCATAAGACCGTCGATCCATGGGATGATTACCTTGGATCAGGGCCTCTTATACTCCGGGCTATTCAAAAATATGGCAAGTCCAATTTCACCAAAGAGGTCTTAGCCGTTTTCGACAATCCGGAAGATATGTGGGCTACTGAAGCTAGGTTGGTGAATGAGGCTTGGATTTCTAGGGCTGACACCTATAATATTCAGGGCGGTGGATTCGGTTGCAGTATCATGGCGCAAGCGACCAAGGAAAAGCTGAGAATCGCTTCCACGGGCTTTCAAAAGACGCCCGAAGCCATAGAAAAGCACCGCCAAAGGATGAAGGGCCGTTCCAAGTCTGATGCTCACAAAATCGCTCTAAGAGAATCCAAGAAAGCTCATTGGACCGATCCTGTCAAACGTGCTAATATGATAGCAAGCAAGGTTGGGAAGAAACGCTCTCCCGAATCGAGAGAGCGCATGAGACAGGCCGCCCTGGCATATCAGGCTAGAAAACGCTCTAAGGCTTGATCACGCCAAAATTAGGTCTGGTCCCGAACCTTTTAGTATAAGAGGTTGCCGGCGCTTCCTGCTCAAACCCAGCCTCAGCGGCCGCTTCCATGGCGGCACTAGGCTCCTCAAGCGTCATCTTATCATAATTCATACTCATACCGAACTTTGGCTTGACGGCCTTGTTTCCGTATCTGTTCTTGAACTGATTAAAGAATAGCTGACCACTTGATGCAAGCTGCTCCGGAACATAGATGCCCCACTGCAAATCGAGCGTTGCAGGAAGCCCGAAAGATTCTGCAGTGTGCGCCATATTCGGGTCTTCTGATCGGAAGCCTTCACGATTGAACTGGGTGGCCGTCCAGATAGCCAGGTCCTTCTCGATTGCAAGCCCGCGAAGTTCCTGTGCAATAGCCATGATGTATGTGTAGGAGTCCGACATGCTGCCGGCTTTGAGCCTGTAGCTGGCCATCAGGTTGATATAGTCAACGATGACAATGGTCGGAACGAACTGTTCCTTAGCCTTCAACTCGTGCAAAAGATGTCGGATGTGCCCGATGTGCGCCTGACTGGTCGGGAATTGCTTGACAACAATGCCGCCCTTGTATGTCTCTGAGAGTTTCTTGATCTTGGCATCATAACGATCCTTCTGGACCGTTGGAAGCTGGATCGTGCTGATACCCATCAAGTTTGCGTCGAAGCGTTCGGAGATTTTCTCTTCTGACATTTCGAGCGTGACATACAGGACCTTGTGCCCAAGCCTGAAATAGTCACAGGCGAGCGAGCAAAGAACTGCCGTCTTACCAACGTGAACACCACCGGTGATGCAATTCAGCGTGCGCAATTCGATGCCGCCATTGGTGACTGCATTGAGCGTCGGCAGCAGGAACGGCACCTTGTTCGGAGTGTCATGATAATTCCAGTAACGGCTCTCGGCATCGGCAATATAATCATGACCGATATCACTCTCGAAACCAACAGCCAGGGCGTCCTGTAGAAGCCCTGGAATAGCCGTGCGCGATAGGTTCTTAGACGCCTTAGGATCACCATTGACTATGGAGATTGATTCTGTTAGAGCTAGGTAGAGGGCGCGTTCCTTGATGAATTTCTCAGCCGTATCAACTGCCCATTGCAGCGTTGGCTTTGCGCGTTCCTCGTAAAGTGCATCAACAGTTTCCAGAGCGTCCGAAATCGTTTTGTCATTGAAGCCTTTCATATCAGCCAGATCGATGGCTAGGCTTTCCTTGGTCGGCAGCGCATTATACTTGTCAAAATACGTCTTGAATGCACGGAAAACAGCCGTGTGTGACCCGTCAAAGTATTTCTCCTCCATGTAGGGGAAAACCTTACGAGTAAACTCCTCGTTGGTAAGGAGGTTCCTGAGAATGATTGATGGCTGGTCTAATTCAGTGGCCACTACTATTCCTTATCTCGAATTATGAAAGCGCCGTTTTGCATCATATCATATGCAATACTCTTGGCTGCCTTCATAAATTCTTCCTTGTATGGTTCAATATCTTCCACACCTTCCCAGTCGATCAACGTAACATTGATCGTCTGTTGCGGCGCATCTAGATTATCATCGATGATAGTGACTCCAAAGTCAATAGCTATCATGGCGCCGGCCAGAGGACCAAGGTTTATCAGGAAGCAATTCTTGTCAGCCAATTCTGGCTCGATGGTTCCTAGATCAACCTGGTCATACCAATTAACTTGAGGTGCATCCTGAGGAGCATCACTCTTCTCCGGAACCTTCCACGTCGAGGTCGACTTGAGGAGCTTCATCAGGGCTCCCAAAAGCGAAGGCCTTTTGGGCGTAGTTGTCAATGGCATCTAGAACCTCTTTCGTAAAGTATTTCTCTGGATTTGATTCAATCCGACTGATCTGTGTTTTCTCAGTGTCGGAAATATGAATGTATTTGTCATTCTTTTTCCAGATTCCGGCGGCAACAGCCATATCGGCTAGCCCATAATAGCGATCAAGCCCTTCATCAAATGTGAGCCTGGTCTTGACACGGCTTTTCTCACGGCTGAAGCGACTCTTTTCCATAGTGACCGTAATGATGCTGCCGCGACGTGTGCCGTCGCTCATCTTGTCTTGTGCCTTAGAGAGGAAGGCGATGCTGCTGGCTGCATACTTAAGACCTGCACCACCACCGAGAACCTTGGTCGGATACAGCCCACCGATGCTCTGATAAACGTGACCGGTGACAATCATCGGCACACCAAGCACACCCAGCTTGATCGTCAACACGCGGAAGGCAGCCTTGATCATCTGAGTGCGTGTCATATCTTTGGTGTCAGACCCGGATGCAATATCGCGTAGCTCCTTCTTGGTAGATAGGTTTCCAAGAGAGTCCAAAATCAGCATAAGAGGAACGCGCTCCTTTGCCGGAACGCTTTCGTATTCGTTCAGGAGCGAGAGGGATTCGTGTGAGAAATCCTCAACGGTGTTGACGGGGCTTACAGCAATGCGCGTGAGGTCCATTCCTCTGGCAGCAAGAACAGTCTTAGAAATAGCATGCTCGGTGTCGAAAATGCAGACCTCGCCTGTAGGATTATCCTTCAGGAAATTGTCTGCGATAGCGAGTGCGTAGAAGCTCTTGCCTGTTGCCTCTTCACCGGCAAGCCCGATGATCTTGTCCTTTGGAATGCCGCCATAAATGGAGGCGCAAATCGCCGCATTAAAGGCATAGGACCCTGTATCGATCCAGCCTGCTGTTTTGTCACTATAGAGCCCGTCGGATGCAATAGCCGCGTTCTCATTACCGGTAGCCTTGAGTAGTTTCTTTAGCAATCCCATGTGTTAAACTCCTAGAATGTGGCGCATAAGAGCGCAGGCTTGTTGTAAATTTGGCACGACATATGTGGCGGCCTCGCGCAGGAAGGCATGGTCATGTCGTTCGTCAAGAACTGCCACAATAGGCTTACGCGCACGGAAGGCGTAGCCAAGCTCAAACACCGTGCCTATTGAGACGACCGCCGAACCTTGAAAGTTTGCGATCACGCCAGAGCACTGCTCTAGATCGTTAGTGTCTCGCCTGAAAATACCATGATCACTAATTAGAGGCACGGAGTCAATCTGGACGTTTCCAAGAACCTGATCCTTGGAAAAGTAGCCGTGCTTACCTCTGAAAGGGCAAAGTGGTGTGATATCATCACCAAGTAGAGTTTCTGCCTCTTGGCGCCAGGTCAGCCCTTCCCCGAATGTGATTCCGCTAATAGGACCGGCCAGGTAAATTTTAGGTTTCATTGTGTAGATTATCCTTATATTCCAAACAAGTCTTCGACAGTCATAGTCTTTACTGGCAGCCAACCAATAACATCTGTCACAGCCTTAATAGCCGACAGATAAGCCTTATCAAACATTGTATCATAGTCTAGATACTTTTCAAGTGCAAACTCACTTGGCAGTCTGTCTACAAAGCCAATGACATTTGACCTGATGGTGTTAGGCTCTTTCAGGTAGATGTATCTGATTTTGTCGCCCGGCGTAATTAAGCGAACACGCTTGCCTAACTTGAGAGACTTGACTAGAGAGTTATGATTTAATGCCGCGCGGGTGTTGATCGGGCATCCTTTTACTGGTGCGCCGTTAGCCGCCATCCATTTTGTGATTTCCTTAACGCCGCGGGGGAAGGCTATTATCTCAGGCTTCGATTCCATGAAAGACATTCGGAATTTTTCAACATGCGCTTGCAATTCTTCCTCTGTTCCATGCAGACATACCTTGAAGGCCTCCTTGAGCGACTGACGACAGATACGAGGCGTGGATGATTTGACCGCGGCGAGACCAACGCTCTTGATACTTGGCGTCTCATAGATGACGCCTTCGTTTTCAATGACGCTGAGAACGTAATTTTTCTTGGACGACCAAATCGCCGTGTCGCAAATCTTCTCCAGCTTCATGAGTAGAAGGTGTGAGGAGCAATTTAGGAATGAGCCAAGCTCTCGATAATGCTTGTCAATCTCAGGCTGGAACTTGCCACGCGCGATCTTACTCAGGAAGCCTGCGATCTTTGGTTTGGACGTCTCGTTCGGCAGGAGCTTTTTGATAATGGAACCCATGTTCAGGAACAAGGAGTCGGTGTCAAGATGGATCGCGTAATCCTTGTTCTTGGTTTCCAGAAGCCCGTTCATGTAAGCATTCATGCGACTCTCGATGAACTTGGACGATAACTGCCCGGTCATGGTGATAGCCATGGCGTTTTCTGTAGAGTAGAAGCAGAAAAACTTGTTGCCAAGAGCGCCATAGCCACTGTTAGCTAGAATCTTAAGCGCATGCTGTCTACCGTCAAGTTTAGCAATCTCATATTCTAGAGTTTGAATGTCCTCTTTTGACATAGACGCGCGCGAGGATTCAAGTTTAGATTGAAGCCTAAGCATGTCACGCTTTGTCTCAGACCGAGATTCCATCATGCCTCTGAACAGTTCCGCAAGGATGCCTGGCGTGCCTTTGGTGTAGAACTCGAAATTAGCAGCCATAGCCAGATCATATTTCTGGAGCATAGCCGTCAACCCAGGAATTTTCATGTCAATCAAATCGTCCAAGGTCTTACCCGAAACAAGCTGTTGAAGCTCTGTCGGCAGACGTGTTTTGTTGATATGAGTTTCTGGTGAAATGTTGAACTGACGACAGATCGACGGATACAATGAGGTTAAGTCGAATGAGACTACCCAATCATATTTACCGACAAGGCTTTCTTTGACGAATGCCCCGTCAAATGTCTCATCATCACTACCATTATCGTTATGCGTCCAGACGATATCGCGCTCGCGCATATAGTGATAGAACAGAATTTCCCATAGCTTAACGGGCCCGTAGACCACCGTATAGGCGTCTACGCGCGCGAGATAGGCCATTGAGATAATCAACTCAATGAAACGTCTCTTCTGGTCGATCTTTTGAACCAACCTAACGTCATTGATGTTATAGTCGATGTAGGTCTGATGGTCGTTTTCATATAGATCACTCAGGCTGCCTTCATACGCCGTCTTGGTTTCACCAAGTTCAATGTCAGCGATGTAGCCAAGCGAGAACGACTCCTGAGAAACGTATGTGTATTTCTTGTATAGCTCCATGTAGTCCATGATGACCAACCCTTGGAACTCATAGGTGCGGTCGACCTTGCCTTGAATGGAGATATTGCGCTCACGGACCAAGCCCCATGGCGACAGGCGCTTAACATAATCGGCGCCTAGCTCGCGCTCGATGCGATGCACCAAATACGCGATATCGAAAAATCTGACGTTCCAGCCTGTGACCACATCAGGGTAATTGCTTTCCCAGAACGACACAAATGCCTCTAGCAAGGCGTGTTCGTTTGGGCACTTAACGTAGGTAACGTCAGGGTCTTTTGCCATATATGACTTAAGCCCCCAAGTGTATATGTGATTGGTCTTGCTATCACCGATGGTGATTGCAGTTACAAATTTGTCGGCCGTTGTAATGTCAGGGAAGCCGTCTTTGGAGTCGGTCTCAATGTCGAGCGTGAAAACTCGAATGTGGTCCATCGACCAGTCCACATTGCTCTTGTAGTTATCGGCAATCCACTGGATGGCATAGTTGCGCTGCCCGTAAATCTTCCAACCGGCAACACCGTCATGCTGTTTGATAAAATCTCTGGTGTCGCGTATATCACCCGCGACAAATGGCTTGACCATCTTGCCATCCAACGTCTTATATTGTGACGGCTCTTTTGACGGCACATATAGGGTTGGCTTGTAAGGCACCTTGAAAAACTTTTCCTGGCCGCGCTCTACGGCGCGCACCAAGAGATTGTTGCCTACGACGATGACATTTTTATAGAAAGAGGGGTTGCTTGACACTATTGACCTATGGGTTGCTCAAGACCCATTAGAACAGATAAAAGACCGCCAGTCAAGCGCAATCGTTATCATTCAAATATAAAGTAGCCAGCCAAAGCAGGCCTAGAGCTTCTACCGCAAAGGTAGGATAGTATAGGAGTGGAATGTCCAATCCTAGTGTTCGCAGGTAGGTCATAAGAACCACAAGCGTTACACCGGCGGCGCCATAGAGTATGGTTCTAGCCACAAAACGGGCGTGCCACATGAGGGATTTTTTGAGCTTGGCGTCCATAAACCTTAACCTTGAGCTATTAGATATTTAGTCGCCAGATGGTTGCATATATGCAACCTATGGTGTTAAAGATAACAGCCCATAAATAAGTGTGGATCGCGGGCGGCAACCCCATCCACCCTAACGCTTTTACGGAGCATCAGCATGAATATTTATTGCATATACAAGGCCACCAATTCCCAAAACGGCAAGGCATATATCGGCTTTGCGGCGCGCTGGCCAGAACGTAAGACCGAACATTTCAACGAGTCTTACCGAATTAACGCCGCATGTTATCACACACATTTTCATCGAGCCATTAGAGCTTATGGCTGGGACTCTTTTGAATGGGAAATTATCTACCAGTCTAAAGATGGCCATCATACTCTCAAAGAAATGGAGCGACATTTCATTGAAGAGTATAACACCTTCGATTCCGGCTACAATCAAACTATGGGCGGGCAAGGCAGTCTTGGGCGTAAACACTCCGATGAGACTAAAGCCAAGATCAAAGCTAAGAGAGCCTTTCAGATCACAACCGACGAAACGCGCGCCAAGCTATCAGCGGCTAGAAAGGGTAAATCTACTGGGCCCAAATCGGAGGAAACTAAGGCAAAGATATCTGCGTCCAAAAAGGGTGTGAAAATATCCAAACATACGGATGAAGGACGAGCCAATAAGGCTAAACTACTAAAAGCTAGATGGGCGGCTTATTTTGAGGGTGTTGGACCTTATCCAGGTAAATCTAAGGCTTCAAAAAACACAAAATAGGCTCGAATTTTATGATGCGCCCCTTATACTTGGCGAAATTTTTACTCTTGCCTGAGGCTTCTCCATCTTCGGAAATCTCGGTGCGATTTGCACCAGGCATCGAAGCCAAGCCCATCCTGAGTGTTTCAACGTGCTTGAGCCCAAGGCTCTCTGCGATCTTGATGGTATCGGCTTCAAGAGGCAGCATCTTACTACCAAACTTGGCGTCGGCAATGTTCATTAGGAGATATCGGTCAGGCTTGAGATATTCGTTCGCAGTTTCTAATGTGGGTCTTAGGAATCCATCAACCCAACCTTCATAGGTAGGAAACTTGTTGCATGACTGTTCCTCGTCCTCAGAGTAAACCTCTTTAGCAAAGTATGGTGGAGATGTGAACACCATGTCCAGCTTGCCTTTGTATTTCTGGAAGCCAGGGTCATTTCCTATAACCTCTGAGCCTAGACAGAATACCTCATAGGTGTTGACCTCTTCACCGAACAGAACGTCCAGATCACTACCTTTAACATAGGTGTTGTAGAAATCGGCAATATGATCGTATTTGCTGATGCCTAGCTCTGGAATGAGGTTATCAGTGTTTGGGTCTGTGCCTACATAGTGCAACGGGCGAGACACACTCATGGCACCCAAGATTCTTCCTGCCCAGCCAGAAGACGGATCATAGACCGTGACCTTTTCACCTTCTGGAATGTGAGACGTGTAACGCTCATATAGATACTTGGCAGTCAGCGGTGGGAAATTGACAGGTGCCTGTGCCCAGGACACACGAAAAGCCTTGTATCCAATAGGGAAAATCTTCTGGCCCTTTTCGTAGAGTCTCAACTGATAGACGAATTTGTCATCCTCAGGAGGGCCTTCTGGAAAGACAATGTTGGTAAGATGGCGCCAGTCGATGTTCTTTTTAGCTTTCTGGGCCTCAAGCTCCGCGCGCGATAGCTCCAGATATTCCTGCCCTCGCAGAGCCAGATTATAACCCGTGTATTCCGATCCAGCGTCCTTTTGAGATAGCCAGAAATCATACTCGCGCAGGCGCCCCTTAGTCTGGAAGGCACGCAAGTCCTCAATGAAATCCACACCAGTCTTATGAATGCGATAGTCGCTGAAAAGGTTCTTTTCTTTCATCGTCAGCGCAGACAGCGTGATCGAATGATTGTAGAACGAGTCGCGCTTAAAGTGACGACGCGCATAGGTCACGACGCGCTCATATAGAGCGTCGTCCTTGAAATGATCATAGATGGATCGACCCTCACCGTTCTTGCCATAGGTGATGCGGGTCTTCATCATGTTCGGAAAGAACTGGTTGACTGCGATACCGGCATTTGCGTTATTAATGATGAGGTTCTTTTCACCAGTCAACTCGTCCGTCTTTAGAAACTCATGAACCGGATATGACTCCATCATCTTAAACTGGCTGACCATTTCGTCCTGCGACCAGCCTACGCGCGGCGGCTGCCCTAGCACGTCCCATGAGTAAACAACGTCTTTTCGCAGATCGGTAATCCAATCACGAAACTCCGTGTCATTCATTATCAGGACCTCGTCAAAGGTCTTGTTTGACGGTTGTGCAAGGAGCCATGATGCCTTGCCATACGCATAAATTTTGCTCATACTCTCACTATATCATAGATTGCGGGTTAGTCAAGGCTATTCGCAACAAGCTGTCTGATATGCTCATTACTGACTACATCAACCACAAGATGAATACGATCTTCGGTACCGCCATTGATAGCCGAGTGCGGCTTACGAACGTCCAGATAGTAGCAATGCCCAATATCCATGTGAAA